CGAAGACCTACGTGAAAAGTCCTATCCGCGCGGATGTGTTGGCGGAGATGATCGAGAGAGGAGAGGCGGGAGAATGAGCCGAACGCTTGACGACACTCTTAGAGAGGAGAAGGCCTTGCGTGAACTTGCGCGCACGAGTCCGGACGCGCTAGCCGCGTACAGGCGCCTCGTGGCGAGGGCGAACGTCTACGCGGGCGCCGTGGACCGGATCGCGTCGTTCCAAAACATCTACGAATCGACGCTCGTCGCTTTCGACGCCATGCGAGCAATCGCCGTCGATGCGATTCGCGCGGTTGAAGAGGACGCCGACTATCGGGCGCAACGAAAGGCGGCGGGAGAATGAGCATCGCCGACGAAACGGAGGCCCGCGTCTTCGTTGTCGACTGCAAGGTCGATGAGAACGACGTCGACAAGGCAAGAGACCGGATCCTGGACGACTACCGCGAGGACGTCTACAACAACGGACTGGCTTTCATGGACAAGGAGGATGTACGAGACCTCTGCAAGGAGATTCTCGACGACGCGCTCGTCGTGGTAGAAGAGCTGGACAAGCTGCGGCAGGAGGCCAAGAAACGCGATCTGGCTCTCGTCAGCTTGGCAGAACACATGGTCATTCTGAGTAGAGCCCACGACAGCCTGGAGATCAGCTACCGACATGCCATCAACGACCTGGGAATGCTCTGCAACCGGGCGCGCAGCGAGGGCATCTACAACCAGCTGTACAACGGGCTGGAGCTGCACAATCACCCAGACAACTTCGACGACCTCTAGTCAGGCATCACGGGCTGAGCGATGCACCGGCACTGGTAGTCTTCTCCTGGGTGGTAGCCGATAGGCGTGGCCTCGTTCCAGGAGAAGACCCTGCCGTTCAGAGCTTCGTGTGTAGGCCGTACCCTCTCGTCCTGCGAAGTGATCCACTTGTAGTGGGTGATGCCCAGGTTGGTCTGCCTGATCCTTGTGACGGCAGCGTTCAGCTTCAGGGTTTGGTCCCGAGCGATCAGCTTCGCGTGACGTTGGCTGATGCGCGACCGGGCCTGAAGCTCTTCGGCAATCTTCTTGTGCGTCCACCCGGAAGCCAGACCCTCGTCCAAGACCTCGCGCATGGCGATGTCCTGCACCCGCAACAGCTTGCTGATGAGTTCGATGTTCTTCTCTCGAGCTGCCATGATGGCTGGCTTGAGCCCGGTGTCAGCGAGCGTGACCGTCACAACCTTGTCGGACATGCGGTCGAAGGCGTCGCCGATGAACACTCGGACGAGGTGGGCAATCTTCGTGAGTACCCAGGTGAAGGCTGCTACCAGCCAGGAGTCCTCATCCGCGTCCTTTCGTGTTGGATCGAGGCTTGTTGCCTCCCGCAGAGCCCGCAGGTACTCGTCCGCTGCCCGCTTGACGAGGGTTTGCAGATCCAGGGAGTACCGCTGTTCCGCTCGGCGCAGGGAGAGGTTTGCCGTCCGGACCAAGGCCCATTGCTTCATTCGTTCCGCTAAAGTCTGGTTTCTCAAGAGCCATCTCCAGTGATTCGTGACGTGCGTCCAAAGACTCCTGCGTCAGCTTGATGCGCAAACCGAACTCTTCGGGATTCGCGAATCGCGAAAGGGTAACCTCTTCCGGCGCCAACACGCCAGCGTCGATGTAGAGCTTGTCCTTCTGCGCATGCTGAAGCTCCAGCTCCGAGCGCTCCTTCTCCGTCATCTCCATGAGCGGACGACACTCGATACGCACCAGGTCCGGGTCGATGCCCAACACCTTAGCGAACAGCTGGTACACCGTGAGGAGACGCGGCTTCAGCTCGTTCTCCTGGTCGCGCGAGACCGCGTTGTAGAAGCTCGTGAGGTCGGCATCCCCGGTCGCGTTCAACCCCGCCGGCGACCGCCCCATGAGCAGCGTGACCGGGATGCCCGTCGCCGCGGACAACCTCTGCTGCCACCTGTCGGTGATGTCCGAGACCCCGGAGAACGTCGTGTTGACCTTGAGGAAGTCCTCCTGCTCGTCCACGTCGAGGATGACGGCCCGGTTGACGGCACGCGTCTTCTCGACGAACTGCATGCGCGTGCGGAGTTGATCGGGGTCGCTGGCGATCTGGTCAGCCACGCCAGACAGCTTGAACACCGACTGGTTGGCGTCCTGAACCATGTACGCCATAGAGCGGTACAGGTTCTCGAAATCTCGGATGACGTGGTACACCGGCTGCAGCACGGAGTAGGTCCAGCCCCAAAGAGCCAGCTTGCTCCTGCGGTCCGTGGGAGAGCCCTCGAAACGCACGCAACGAGACTCGTGGACCTCGGTGCCGGTGACGACCTTCTTCCCGCTTTGGTTGAGGAAGAACTGCGGGTAGAGCGTGTAGGTCTCGGGCTCGCCGAACCGGGGGCTGAGCGGGTCGTCGTAGAACTTCTTGACGATGGCCTCTCGCTTGTCGAACACCGTGAGGAACTTGACCTCGGTGACCTTCTCGGGGTCGAGGGGCAGTGACGGGTCCTTGCCGTCGTCCGCACCCACGAAGAGGATGGCACCACCGTATGCGCGCCCGAGACACATGGCCTCGAGCAGCTTGGCGTCGAGCCCCAGGCGCTGCGCCTCGTGACACAAGCGGGCCTCTGGCTTCATGCCAGATGTCTTGTCGGGGTTCGAGGAGGAGTCGGGGGCGTCGTCCTCGTCTTCCTTGGTCTTGTCGTCCTTCGCCTTGCCGTCCGCGTCCGGGAGTTCGCCGACCACGACGTCGTAGCCAACCCGGAACATCTCCTCGGGCTTGAGTCGCACGACCTTCTGCGCGATGTCGGAGAAGTGGTAGAGTGCAGACAGTTCGTTGTCGGAGAGCTTCTCGTCGGCGATGTAGTAGGCGTTGACGGTCTTGTCCATCGTGGACAGGCCGAGGCCAGTTGCTGCGTTGATCCAGCCGTCGCTGCGATAAGGGGATTCTCGGCGAGCGTCGGTCCTCTTCACGGGCTTCTTGCGAGCGCTCATGCGGACTCCACGGCGAAACGTTCAGGGCTCTTGATGTCTTCTTCGTTCATGATCTCTTCCCGTAGCCAGGCCCACGGGCGCCCGACGACAACGTTGTGCACCGTGCCCATGCTGATCTCGATGGCGTTGGCAATGGCCGCGTAGCTCGCACCCCCCGCCCGCAACCTCAAGACCTCCCGAGCGCCCATCTCGGTCAGGCCGCCACCGGGCTTTCTCATGCGTCTGGGCTCCATAAGCAAAAGTTGTTCAAACCTTTGAACATGGGACACCCCTGGGAAAGACTGCCAGACGAGGACGAGGTCGCGTGGGCGGCATTCAAGGCGTACCGCGACCAACCGGCGCCCAGGAACATCCGGAGGGCGGCTGCGGCAACGGACGGGGTCACCGTGGCGGCCTGCGTGGACGCCTACGGCAAGTGGTCCTGGAAGGAGCGCTGCGCGGCCTGGGACGCCTACACCGACAAGATCGTCCTGGAAGAGCGCCTCGAGTACCTGAAGCAGACCACGCGCGAGAGGACGGCAGAACACCTGGTGCTCTTGAAGGACGCCCGGGAACTCGTCGCGTGCGAGCTTCGTAAGCTGGTCGCGTGGAGCGAACGCACCCCCGAGACTCCGATCATGCAGGCTGGCCAAGTGAGCAAGATGCTCGACGTCACGGTCAAGCTGGAGCGTTTGGTGTCGGGGGAGTCCACGGAGAACTCGCACAACAAGACGGAGATCGACTTCTCTGGCCTGTCCCCCGACGAGCTGCGGCTCATCGGCCCCGTCCTGGAGAAGGCTGGACTTCTTTCCTTGACAGGCACCTCGACCCCGGCTAAGAAGAATTGAGCGGGGGCCTGAAGTCCTGTACCTAGGGCAGGGTCACCAGTCCTCCGCTTTACAAATCCTCCAGAGTTCTTCCCCAATACCGAGGTATTGTCATGCGAGACTTTCTCATCAACTTCGCGATCTTCTACACGCTAGGAGCGGTTTTCTTCGACATCCTGGTCTTCGTCATTGGCGTCGTCCGGGGTCGCCGATGAAGATCGGGGTCTACGAAGATGCTTGACACGCTGCAGTACATGCTGGCATCCCTGGGGCTGTTCTATCTCATTCTGCTGATCGCAAGGTCTTGAGGTCGGAGGTTGGAGTGGTGCACGAGATTGGGTTGAAGGCTACCCGGGTTCTGCTGGTCTACACCGGCTCATTGCCGTATGCGGCCACCCGTCAGTTCGACACCGAGGAGGACGCTCGTCTCACGGCAGAGGCCATGGGTCTGAAGCACTACCTGCTGGTGTGCGCTGTTGGCTTCCCGCGTACAGGACTTGTGGCGAAGGAGTGCATCTCAAGTGACAGTACTGCTGGCAATTGACCCCGGGGCCTGCGCCGGCTGGGCGTATCACACGGACAAGGGCATCGTGGCTTGCGGTATCGTCCACTCGGGCGACGCCTACAAGAACGGGTTGATCTACATCGACCACCCCACCTTCGAGCCCGACGCGTTGGCCGTGGAGGTCCCGCAGATCTACCCGAAGATGCAGGGCGACCCAAACGACCTCATCAAGCTTGCGTTCCACGCCGGCAGGTTGCTGCAATTCCAATTCTCGGTCTCTCGCATCCAAGAGATCAAGGTCTTCCTCCCCCGCGAATGGAAAGGCCAGATGAAGAAGGACGTCTGCGCCGCCAGGGTCTGGGACAAGCTTTCGCCGGATGAGCAGGCCGTTGTGTCGCGAGGAGGACGAGGGCTGGCCCAGTCCTACCTCCACAACATGATGGACGCCGTGGGCATCGCCCTGCACGCGTCCGGCCGACGACTCACCTGACCACGGCGACGAAGAAGCCCAGGTTCGAGCCGCGCCTCATCGTGAAGCTGGCGATGCCCAACAGCCGGCCGCTCTCGTCGAACATCCCGCCACCGCTGTTGCCCGGGCTGATCGGCGCAGTCGTCTGAATCA